AATATCTTACAATTCCCTTGTAGTTAATACAAACCTTTGTACATTTGGTAAATGTTTAACCAAAACCCTTAACAACATGACAGATTTAATCATCATTTGCAGCGGAACAATCCTAGTTTTCGCCCTTACTTATTTCCTAACCCCAAACCCAGCAAACCAATGAAAAAGACTTTAAAAGCAATTGGACTTGTAATTTATTACATCGTGGCATTAATCCCGATTTTTATTTTGGGCTATATGTTAGGCCTTAAACTACTTTAAAGAATGGAACTAGAACAAAACATGGAATGGCTAATGAAATGGTTTCCCGATGAAAACCATGCAAAAGGCTTTGAGTTGGCAAAGAAAACACCTCATAGTAAAAGCACTTCGTACCATTCGGGCGGAGGTTTCACTCATTTGTTTTTGCACTTAATGGATGGCAGAGTAATGGCAATTCACTTTATGGACTTTGAGGTAGAGACCTCAGAGAAGACTTTTGATACCCTAGAAAATTATCTTGATGAATGTTTTAACACCTACTAAAAAAATGGAAAATCTAACTACTAAAACCGCAATTCAGTTTTTAAAATCTAAAGGATTTTATACAGGTTCTCTTTTTCATAGAACTATGGTAAAAGAGAAGTACAACATTAGCAACGAACAAGCAGATAAGATTTTAAAGGAGGTTGTCGAGCAAGAGGGAATTTGGGAGAGAATATATGATGGTATCGACACCCTTTGTGAGTTTAACCAAATTAAGCCTTGGAAAGACCTCACGAAATTTGATGTGCTAGAAATGTCTAGAGGAAGGTTAATTTCTTTTTTGTATTGGAATGACAAAAACGGAAGTTGGGAGGGCGAAGATGATTTCCCGCCATTGACACTAGACGAGGCTAGAGAATTTGCAATCCGTTTTATTCTTTGCGAGGAGATGGACTCTGAAGAGTTCGGATACCCAACGGAAAACCAACACTTCCTAAATGAACTATTAAAAAAAATTAATCAATAATTTAAACACACACACAAAATGAGAACTTCAGAACTAATTCACTCCTCCTACGGCTATTCAGATGCAATGTCGAAATCAATTGTTTGGGCTGCTTATGCAGAATACTTTTCGGGCGAAGAAATAATGGATGAGGGGTTTAATATTAATAGCGGATATGTTTATTTGGCTTTGGAGATGGGGGTGACCATAGCTAGTGCTTTCGGTCAAGATGTTGAGTTTATCGTTTATGATAATGACACCGAGGAAGAAAAGTTTTTTTCGACATTCGAAGAATTAAGTTTTTATCTCTAATAATCACAACTATTAACAAGGTTAACCGATGAGGCTTTATTAGCCGAAACATTAGGGGCGGAAGCCCCTTTTGTCTTGACCATAAACAAGAAAAACACAATGGAAAACAAATCAACAAAAATCCAAGACTTAGTCGGCACTCGTTTTCAAATTGCAATCGGAAGTTGTCATATAATTGGAACTTGGACAGAAGAAAAACTCATTGAACAAATTAAAAGCGGAATTGTGCATTATCTCTACGATAGAGATTTTCACTACAATTGGACAAGATTGGAACAAGAGTATTATTCCATATTCAAGGAAGAAACTTTAAATCCAATGATGAAAGACATTGACAATACCATAAATGAGTTTTTTGCTTTTCAAAGGACTGCAATGGGTGAGGTATTTGAGTTTAAATTAGAATGGAAAGAGTCTCAAAAAATAATAGATAAATGGTTTCAAGAAAATAAAACTATTTCTAAAGAATTGAAAAAGGATTACTACTCATATAGAAAAGAATATGCGGGTATTAATTTAGACAGTCAATAGGATCAGTCCCAATCTTTAAAATTTTAGCCTATTTTAAGCCCATTTAAGACCTCCAAATTTTCGCCTATGTAACACCACTAAAAAAAATATATCGTTCAACCAGCGGCTTAAAAATGCCTTCCTTTGCCTTTCTAGGTTTCAAGGTTGCCATGCCATGCAGAATCCCGAACGGGCACGAATGGGCACGGCCGACCCCTACCCCATAGTGTAAAACATGGCGGATTTACCCTTAGTGTAAAACATGGCGGAAAAATAGCCATAGTGTAAAACAGAACCAATTCGAACCGGTTCAGACCCATAGTGGAAAACAAAACCACCTGGGGTGTTAGTGTAAAACAAAACCATTTAAACCAGGATATTACCCTTAGTGTAAAACAAAATAAATTTTATAATTCACTTGCATTTGTTATGCAGAGTCTTGTACCTTAGCATCATTATTCACTTAAACACAAACACAATGTTAAAAGATCACCACTTTATTCTTGAGCAGTCTGGCTTTAGCCTTGAGCTCGAATCCTTCTCTAACGAAGGCATTGTCCTAGACCTATTCTTTGGCAATGGCAAGTCCCTTACCCTTGAATTGTACGATGACCTCAACGAGCGGTTTACAGACCATTATCGGGTTGTGTGTGCCATCCTTGATCCTTTTATTGTTGAACAGTTAGAAGCCAATGTACGCCAATGCTTTACGAAATGATGACTGCCACCGAGTACGGTGTACTACGGGGCTTTACCGAAAAATCTACACGAGTTCACCAAATCATTCGTTCTGGTGTATGGCCTGAAGAATGGGTGTATCCTCCTAAGAGATTAGGCAATCAATGGGTTCTATTTGTATCAACTAACTGGATTAACAATGGTAGAGGATAGAATCAAAGAATGGATACTAGAGAACTTTGGGGAAGTACCCCATAGTGAAAAAATAGAGATTCTTAAAACCTTCGAGATGTATTGGGATGAGATTAGTTACCGATACGCTGAAATGAAAACACTAGACAAGTATAAACACCTAACACGATGAAAGAACTAATTGCAATCCAATCGGAGCTGAAAGCTCCAAAGAACCAGTTTAATGCCTTTGGCAAGTACAAGTACCGATCCGTAGAGGATATCCTTGAGGCAGTAAAGCCTTTGCTTCTAAAGTACGAATGTACCTTGACTATTGAAGATGAGGTTAAAGAAGTAGGAGGTCTTGTCTTCATAGAAGCTACGGCAGCGATTCAGGTAGATAAAGAAGGTAGAACTGAAGGTAGAGCAGTAACTGCCCAGGCAGGTATCGACATCAACCGCAAGGGTATGGATGTGGCTCAGAGTTTTGGTAGTTCCTCCAGCTATGCTCGTAAGTATGCATTGAATGGGCTCTTTTTAATTGACGATACAAAAGACCCCGATTCGACAAACGATCATGGTGGTAAAAAAGAAGAGTTAAATCCATCTCATGTTAAGTGGCAAGGAGCAAAGGATTCTCTAGCCAATGGCAAGGTAACCTTAGAGCAAATTAAGTCGGTTTATATTTTAACAGCACAAAACGAAAAACTTCTATTATCATGATATTTAAATGCAGAGCAAGTGCCCTTGGTCAGTTGATGACTAACGCACGGAGTAAAACAGAATCATTGTCTCAGACAACTAAAAGCTACCTAGAGGATTGGTACAAGGAGCAGATTTACGGAGTAAAGAAGCAGATTAAGTCTAAGTACATACAGAAGGGATTGGCATTAGAAGATACGGCTATCGAGTTTTACTCGGTAGCTATGAACAAGGACTTTATGATAAAGAATCTAGATCACTTTGAGGATGATTTCTTCACAGGTACTCCAGATTGTTTTCACGAGGGTATAGTCTATGACTTTAAAACCTCGTGGGACTGCTTTACTTTCCCTCTGTTTGACGATACTCCTGACATCGGGTACTACTATCAACTTCAGGTTTATATGCACCTGACGGGCTTAAAAAAGGCTAAGTTGGTTTACACCCTTCAAGACACCCCAGAGTTCTTGACTTACGAAGAACCAGTAAGCTACTCCCATGTGGAAGATAAGTACCGTATCAAGGAGTTTGATATCGAGTATGACACACAGGTGATTGAGATGGCTAAGGCTAAGGTATTGGAATGCAGAGAGTATTTAAAGGGTATGGGGATATGAATAAGCAGACAGCAGTAGAATGGTATTTTACGGAACTATGGAGTGCACCAAAAGATAAATTTATTTGGCATAGCATTTTAATAAAAGCCAAACAGATGGAGAAGGAGCAGATTAAAGATGCTTATAACTATGGTCAGCAAATACCACCTTTTGAATACGCAGAACAATACTACGAAGAAACCTACGGAGACAAATGACATCACTAACTCAAGAACAGAAAGACGAGATAGTTAGACTATATAAACTTAAAGTAATGAATAAGAATATAGCTACTATAATGAATATTAGTAAGCATCTTGTAAATAATTATATATACAAGGAGTATCTGTTGACCAATGAGAGAGCAAAGAATACTTGCTCTCACATGAAGTCTGCGGATCAGGTACTAGAATTATATAAGAAAGGTGTACCATATAAAGAAATTATGTATATGACTGGTGTAAAATACCATCATCTATGTGAAATTCTAAAACTCACAGACCACAGGAGAGTTCATGGTTTATCTATAAAAATAGTGAGACAAATAGAGCGTATGGTAGCAGAAAAGTGGAGGACTTGCGACATAGCAAAAGAGCTGAATTTAGACTACAACAGAGTCTCACATTGGGTTCGAAAAGCTAAGAAGGAGGGTGTACACTAGTTTACACTAAGTGTACACCTAAGTGTAAACCAAAATAGGCCTCCATTGGCTCCAATCGCAATAAGTGAACACTTTGAACACTTTTTGACAAAATTGAAAAAAAATAAATTTTCACCTAGTCAAAAAAAATATATTCTAAAAAAAAGTGTAAACTTGTAAACCTAGGGCAAAAAACGGCCTAAAATCTGCGAATCTAGAGAGTATAGGCGGTTTTAGGGGGTTTACACTAGGTGTAAACCAAGTGTAAACTTGTGTACACTTTTTTGCCCAAAAATGCCATTTTTCTATAAACCTTTGTAAAACACGAAAATGAATGTAACGCTAGGAAGAGCAATCAATTTACTGAACTCAGGGTTCAGCGTAATGCCCATATCGGAGGGTAAAAAGCCTCTGATTTTATGGAAGGAGTACCAGACAAAAAAGATAGAAAAGTCAGAATTAGAGAAGCTCGAAGCCAAGACCAAAGGGTACGGTATTATAACAGGTTATTATAATGTTGAGTGTATAGATGTAGACTTAAAGGTGTTTCCTACTATCCAAGACGGAAAGAAGTTTTGGAGTGAGTTTGTGTCCTTTATATCTGATCATATTGATGACTTTAATAGAAAGTTTGTTATATATAAGACTATAAACTCAGGTTATCATATTATATATAGATGCTCTAAGGTAGAAGGTAACAGAAAGCTTGCAACGCTAAAAGGACATTCTCAAGCCTTAATTGAAACTAGGGGTACGGGTGGGTATATCTATATCTATGACAACCAAGTATCGGAGATGTCTTATGAGCAAATCCAGGAGATCACAGAGGAGGAGCGAGACATTCTCTTCAGCCTATGCCGATACTTCCACTACGATGAAGCCAAGGTGGAAGTCAAGGTGGAAAATACAGAGTATAGTGGATTGACACCTTGGGAGGATTACAATCAGAGGAACAGAGTGTTGGACTTGATTGCAAATGAGTTCACGGCAGTCAAGCACTTGACTGACCGCATAGTGATAAGAAAAACCAATTCTAAGGATGCCTTGCATGGATTTATATACAAGGATACTGGTCTCTGTTATCTCTTCACCACGGCCACGATTTACCCTCACGAGAGCCCTTTGACTCCTTTTAGTATCTACGCTTACAAATACTTCAATGGAGACTACTCTGCTGCTGCTAAGGAGTTGTACAAAGAAGGCTATGGAGAGCGAAAGATTCGAAAGGTAGAGATTGAGAAGATTGAGATCCCCAAGGAAGACTTAATATTTCCGATTGATGTGTTCCCTGAGTCAATACAGAGTTATATTCTGTTAAATCAGAAAACGCTTAATCATTCTATTGACTACATGGGATGTAGCTTACTTTGGCTTCTGTCACTATGCATCGGTAATGCTTGCAAGGTGGAAGTAAAAACGGGATGGAGAGAGTCTTGCAACATTTGGATTGGCTTGATAGGCAAGGCAGGTCTAGGCAAGACCCCTAGTATAAATGCCATCATCTTCCCGATTGCTAAGAAGAATAGCTTTGAGATTAAGCACTATCAGAACGAGTACAAGAAGTACAAGGAGTACGAGAAGCTTAGTGCAAAGGAAAAGAAGGATGTGGAGGAAGTCAAGGAGCCTGTGAGAAAGCAGTTGATAGTAAATGACATCACCGTTGAAGCCTTGGCGGATTTGCATGAGGAAAACCAAGTAGGCATTGCAGTATTTAAGGATGAGCTGAACGGATGGATTAAGGACATGAATAAGTATAAACCTGGTTCTGATCTCGAGTTTTGGTTGTCCTGTTGGTCTAACCAAGCAGCGATTCTTACAAGGAAGACTGCTAAGAGTAGCTTTGTGCAGAGCCCATTGATTCCTGTTCTTGGTGGTATTCAGCCTGGTATATTCTCGCAGATATCCACGATGGAAAACAAAGACAACGGATTCTTAGACCGATTGCTTGTTAGTTACCCTGATAAGGAGATTGAGCATTACAATAAGAACTCGATTGATCAAGAGATATTGGATTGGTACGAGGCTTACATTAGTCAGTTCTATAACTTAGTTAGGACACAGGTCTTGCAGTACAATAAGTTTGGAGAGATTGAGAGTCGCATCATTAGATTCGATAGCCAAGCAGATATTGAATGGGAGAGGATATTTAACAACATCACAGACTTGCAGAACTCTGATGACATATCGGAATATGTAAAGTCGATGTTGAGTAAGCAGAAGGCTTATGTACCTAGATTTGCTATGCTGATTAATACCTTGACTTCTTTTGAGACAGGGAAGGACTTTGACTTTGTTACTAAGGAAAGTTTGCTCAAGGCAGAGAAGTTGAGCAACTACTTTATTGCTATGTCTAAGAAGATTAAGGTCAGTAGCTTGGAGTCTAATGAGCTTAGTGAGATAATTAGGTCGATGAAGAATGAGTCCATAGAAAAGAAAATAGAGATGATTCATAAGACCATCCCTGATTTTAACCGCTCTGAGTTAGCGGAGTTACTTAATGTTAGTAGAACCACTATTTATAAACACTTAAAGAAATGATTGAAGCACTAGACGAAGTATCAGAAATCCCATTTGAAGTATTCTGGGATAAGTTTATGGAGCAGAGACCTGGGGACTATGATAAGACTTACACCCAAGGAATTTGGCTAAAGATGAGAGAAGCAAATAGAGTTCTTGCCTTTGAATACCTTTGCAGGTTTGGAACAGACTATAAGACTCCTGTATTGCACTTAGAAGCTTTTGATTTGCCGTTTTAAGATGAGACATGGATCACTATTTAGCGGAATAGGAGGCTTTGATTTAGCCTCCGAATGGATGGGATGGGAGAATGTTTTCCATTGTGAGTGGAATGAGTTTGGACAGAAAGTTTTAAATTATTATTGGCCTAAAGCAATATCATATCATGATATCACAAAGACAGATTTCTCTATTCACAGAGGAACAATTGACATCATTACCGGTGGATTCCCATGCCAACCCTATTCAATGGCAGGAAAAAGAAAAGGCAAAGAGGATGAACGCCATTTATGGCCCGAAATGCTTAGAGCAATACGAGAAATTCAACCGACATGGGTCGTGGGCGAAAATGTTCTCGGACTTGTTAATTGGGATGGAGGGTTGGTATTCCACGAGGTGCAAGCTGACTTGGAAGCTCAAGGGTACGAAGTACAACCGTATGTACTTCCAGCTGCAAGCGTCAACGCTCCACACAGAAGGGACAGGGTTTGGTTTGTTGCTTACTCCAAATCTTGTGCAGATAGCAGAAAGTCCAGAAGAATATCAAACGAGGCAAAAGAAGAGAACGGAGGATGGATTAAACCAGGCCCCTCATCCGAACAACAAGTACAACTGCCTACTGAGTCAGGTTATTTATTCCGGTCTGTTAAAAACTCCAACAAAGATGGATGGGGAAGTGAGTTCGGGCAAAAAGAATCCAATATCGGGGAACAGCGGAACTCTTGCTCAAGAGATAATGAGTGGATACCCACCGACAATGAAAAAGTTAGGGATGCTACCGACTCCTCAAGCCTCGGATTTTGTAAGTACAGTTCAGGAGAACAATTATTCTCTGAGACATTTGGAACACAATTCGGGATGGACAAAGAAAATGCTTCCGACTCCAGTAGTATCAGACAAGAATGCAGGGAGGAGGGGGAATGCTCCAAGAGAAGGTCACAATCCAATGACAAATTCATTAAAAGACGCAATAAATTACCAGGAGCAGACTTCGAAATGTTCCCATCTGTCTCCCCAATTTGTGATGGAGATGATGGGCTTTCCGACAGATTGGACTCTATTACCTTTCCTAAATGGAGAAACGAATCAATTAAAGCAGGAGGAAACGCAATAGTCCCCCAAGTAGTCTATCAGATATTTAAAGCAATCGAGCAGTATAATCAACTTGATAAGCAACTATCTATATGAAACCACTTGACATTCTTAAACAACTCAAGCAAGAGTCGATGCTAGAATCCTATCCGAATGTGCCTAAGTATGCTATATCAGCACCGAAGTACGAGGATAAGACCGCCAATGGACTAACCAAGTGCGTTAAGGAATTCCTAGAGCTTAATGGATACCAAGCAGAGCGAATCAATACGATGGGTAGACCTATCGACAACCGAAAGCAAGTCACCGATGTCATAGGCAGAACCAAGACCATCGGCTCAATGACCTGGGGCAAGTCAACTGCAACCAAAGGATCAGCGGATATTTCAGCTACAATCCTAGGTAGGTCGGTAAAGATAGAAATAAAGATAGGCAGAGACAGGCAGTCAGAGCATCAGAAAGTCTACCAAGAGGCTATAGAAAAGTCTGGAGGTCAGTACTGGATAGTAAAAAACTTTGATGACTTCTATGAAAAATATCAGAATTTTCTTGAATCCAATAAATCAATAAGTTAATATTACAAGACAAACCAAAAACAATTAAAAAAATGGCAAATTTATCAGAAATCTTCCTAAAGCAGGAAACACTAGAAACCCTACTTACCACAGTTAAAGCAAAGGGTCTTAAAGGAGTCTCATTGACCATCTCAATGAACGATGAGGCAAACGATTACGGACAGAATGTTCAATCCTATGTATCTCAGACAAAAGAGGACAGAGAGGCTAAAAAGCAGAAGTTCTGGACAGGATCAGGAAAAGTATTTTGGTCTGATGGTAAACCAGCGATGGTGGTAGAGAAAAAGCAAGCACATCAATCTAAACCTCAGTATGCCGAGAAAGAAAGTTCACTCCCCTTCTGATTTCATCCTCAAGCGTAGGTTTATCAATAAGTTCAACGAATTCACAGAGTGGCAAGACATCGGATATGGAGAGTTTCTCTCCATTGAAGATGTTCAAGAGAAAATCAAGCTTCTGATTCAGAACTATAAGAATAAACACATGGAGGTACATTTTGAAATGAACGGCAAACTATTAGACTTTAATGGAAATGAAATATCACATCCTATTAAATTTACACCGAAATGAAAAGGCATCTGTTTCAGTTACTTAAATTTATAAATGTAGCGTGGGGTTTTATGACCTGCCTATATTTGATTTCTAAGTCTCTTGGGATGTTTGCATTGGTACTTGCTATTTTCGTCACTTACTTAAACATCTTGATTGATGAAATACTCAAAGGAACAGATTAAAAGAGCGGTACGATCCTGCGTATTCTGTGAGAGAAACGGAATTAAGGCTGATCCCGACATGGAAGACCATTCAGAAGCAGGAGAGATATTCTTCAACCACTTCATGGGAATGGTAGAGCCTAGGCTTACAGAACTGCTAGAGAATCCTCGATATGTTATCAAGCTACAACTGATAACTAGACACTTACACCACAATTACAGATAATGATTAAATATAAATACGAAGAGTTGGACTTTTATGTCGATTCAGAAACAGGAAACTTGGTTATTGACTATAAAGAAAATATAGCCGAAATAGAAAACCATGTAGCTATTGAACTTATTGAAATATTAAGACAAAAGCTTTATTTGCATAGAGAACAGAAAGAAAGTGTAATTAAACGATTCTTTAAATAAGATGGAAGAAGCTCAAGTACTCAATCCCTTTGGATACCTATCTGCGACCAAGGTACTCGATGAAAACCGCAAACCTAGTGAGTGGTGGATTGAGTACCTAGAGTTTAACGAATTAGTTGCTGAAAACGAGTTCTATGTTCTGTTTGGAGATGGCTTACTGATTAA